ATCTTTGATTTCCTGCTCTGCTTGCTTCATCAAACCAAGCTGTTCACGCATTAGATTGATATGTTCACCGATAGCACGATTAGTGTCTAATTGCTTATTATAAACAATAGACAAATACTTATCTGCCATCGTAGCATGTTCAGAGTAGTTTATACCATTTATAGTATTGGTACTGGAAATGAAATCATTGTTTGCTTGCGTAGCTACATCAATAGCCTCGTGATACTTATGGAAATAATAAGCAGCACCACCAACGGCCAACCCAATAGCAGCAACCCAGCCAATTGGATTCGAGAACAATGCAGTAGCAACACCTGGAGCGGCCAGTAAACCACCGCCAATGCCTCCAATAATACTGCCCCACATGCCTCCGTTCTCTTCATCAATAGAATTTCCAATAGCGTAGCCCAAGCCACCACCAACAATACCACCAAGACCAGTACGGATTGAACCCCAGACACCTGGAGCCAATCCCATACCACGGCCCATACCGCCCATAGCACCGCCACGGCCACCGTACATCCTCTGATAGCGTTCCCAGACAGCTGGAGAGATTTCTTTGCCATGAGCCATTGTAGCAGCACCATAATTAAATGCGCCACCCCAGCCCATAGAAGCATTTGCTCTTCTAAACGCCATCATAGCAGCTGTACTCCTACGAATATTAGCTGCAAGCGTTACAAACCCATTGATAAATGCACCGAATCCCTGGGTAAGACGAATGGCACCAAGAACTGCGTACCAAGCAGACTTCAAAACACGGAGTCCGTAAATGACTGGCCACATCCTCAGTTGAAGTTCCAAGAACAGCATAATTGGCTTTCTGAATTTCTCGTAGAAGTCCATAATCGTCTTAGTGAAATCACCAAGGATTCTTGCAAAGTTCAAAATGTCCTCTGCAAATGCCTTAATACGACTTCTTGCATCGTCCGTACCCAGCCATTCAGTTACGCTCTTGAGCATGTCGGCAATCTGAGGACGTACAGCTTCAAAAGCTTGCATAGCACCCTCTGTAAACATAGAAGTTGTCTGCGCCCACAAGCCTTGTACTGTATTCTGTTTAGCTTCTGCCAAACGAGTTGATATACCAGAAGATTTACGGTTCTCTTCGATAATCTTATCCCACTTCTCTACAGACTGCATGAGTGATACACCACCCTGGGCGGCTGTTACACGGAATAAGTCAAACGTAGAACTCTGCGCTCCAGCTTCTGCCAAATCCTTGAAAATGGCATAAGGAGAACGTAATGTACCATCGGCATTTCTGGCAGTAACACCGAATCTATCTAATGCGGCCTTCTGACTCTTGGAGGGTTTCAAAAGGTTGTTCATCAACTGGCGAATTGTCGTACCAGCGTGAGAACCCTTCAAACCAGCATCACCAAGAATACCGATCATACCAGTAGTCTCATCAAAGCTCCAGTTGTTAGCTCTTGCGATTGATGCAAAATACTTGTATGACTCTGCCATTTCTGGAAGCGTAGTATTCGACATGGTGAATGTCATTGTCATCTTGTCGGCAATATCACGCATCTGATTAGCACCCATGCCGTATGCTGTCATAATATTGGTCACAACATCGGCTGTCTCACCAAGGTCAGTGTCTGCGATAAGGGCAATATCTGTAATAGGTCGGATTGCACTATTGATTTCCTCAATATTCAAACCAGCCATAGCGAGGAAGCGACTTGCGTCTGCAACCTCTGGAGCCGTGAACTTAGTCTTTACGCCAATTTGACGGACGTTGCGCTCCATAGCATGAAAACGTCCTTCAAAATTTTCACGGTTATCATGCGAACCAAGGATGTTCTTGGTGGTCTGCATGATATTGTCGTATTCAGTAGCACTACTGATAGCACTACCGATACCAGTGCCTAACCCTGCAATACCGTATGCGATACCCATACCCTTCAAGATGTCAACGGCTCCAATGCCACCGACATCCATAGGAGTTGCACCCAACATCTTATAACCAAGCGCATTCGGGTAAAGGCTTCTGTATCTTGCGCGTACTGGAGCAACACGAGTACCGCCCCTTGCGCGTCCACGAGGAACTGGAGTTGGCTCTACAAAATTCTCCCTGGCAGCAGTCCAAGCGTTCATTACGCCTGGGTTTTGTCTGGCAAATGCGCGTGTACCAGCCTTACGTGACTGTTCCATATATCGCTGGTACAATGGGTCTGTCTTATAGTTCCAGCCAAACATAGCCGCATTGTCGCGGATAAGCTTTGCCCTTGCTGCGTAACTGGATTGTAAACGCTCCCAACGCTGAACAACTGGATCCTTCATGGGTTGACGGTTCAACGTACTGGAAACACGTCTGCCATTACCACCTCCAGTAGCAACAGTTGTAGTCCTGGATGCTGCGCGTCCACGAGAAGTTGCACCAGCAACGCTACCGCCACCAGCACCAACCGTCATGTTCAACGACCTTGCGGTGGCCATGAGCCGTTCCAGTTTTCCCTGCAATCTGTCAATCTTAGCCTCTGCTTGCTTCGTATTGATGAAAACCTCTGCCTTGACCTTACCAAGAGAGGAAATATTAGTTTTGAGACTATTGATCTTCTGATTCAGCTTCTGGAATGGAGCCGATGCCTTCTTGAGCTGTTCGGAAGCCATTGTAAAACGCCCGATAGCTTGCACCGCATCTTCCGCAAAGACGTTAATGTCGTAATTGACTACATAATTCTGCGCCATTATAGCTTGATATTGTTTACAAAGAATAGGGTATTGCCATTTCTTGTGGTTAAGAAAAATCCCCATCACCACAGTATTATGATGATGGGGAGCGGATTATTTTTTAGAAGAGCCGAGGAGTCCTAATGTATTTGCTTGTTGAATGCGTACTTGGTGAGCGTCCAGCCATTCAGCATCGTTGGCGATAATGGCGAACTCTTCATCGCTTAGACTCTCAACATCTATTCCTGGGAAATAATGCCGAATAAATATCAGCTTTTGTCGGAAATAATCCTTATCGCCTACTTCCCAGGCTTTGATAAATTTATGAGATTGCCGTGACGCATTTCAATAATGCGAGAGAGCTGGCCCATCAAGCCGAAGAGGAACAGCGAGTCATCGTCCACCAGTTCCATGTCACCAGCGAGGAAACAATCCTTTGCCAGTGTGCGCATGGCTACGGCCTGGTTTGTCTGGGATGCTGAGAGATACTTGGAGAATGCCTGGAAGGTAGGTTGACGGAAATAGCCTACATAGACTTCCTTCTCGTCAAACTCATTTCCTTCGACAACGAGAGGGAACACCACGCGGAGCTTGGGGTCGCCTTCCTTGATTTCCTTAACTTTTGCCTCGATTTGTTTTGCCAATTTCTCATTAGTGAGCTGGCCATCCTCATTGAAGAGGGGTTCTTTGATTACTGCCATAATTTTGAATATTAAAAATGGATTATCTTTATGATGAATAGAGAGCGATAACATATATCGTTTGAAAAGTGGGGAGATATTTTCATACCTCCCCACTCGATAGTATTAATCAAGACCGTGTAACACCTTATTAGGTATTAGCACTGGTGCTTGGGATAATCTTGAACGGATTCAAGTCGAACTCCTTGGTGATATTGGTATCGTCCTGCTCAGCCTCCATACCGTCCTCAGTGAAGAGACAGCCTTTGAGCGTTACAGTTTCCGTAGTCCAATCATCAGTACCAAGCTCGTTGGCAAACGAGATTACAAGATCGAACTCTCCCAGGTTCATCAGAGAGCCTTTCAGAGCGCGGAGCTGCACCTGGGTATTGTAGTCCATAGTGATGGATGCCGTGTACTCATGGTTTCCGAAACCACGATTCACTGGCTCACCACCAAGGCCATAGTTGGTCTTGACGTTACGCTTGATATTCCACTTGATGCCAGACACACCCTGGAGGATGGTCGGATTGGCAGACGCTGAACCAGTAAGAGCTGGTGCTGTCAGCTCAATCATCGCCCACGAATAGGCTACGTTGTTTACTATTGTTGCCATTTACTTTAAGCGGATAATACCAATCCCTCAGTTACCTTGATTTCCTTGGCAGTGCCGATGGGAACCATAGTGTACTGGATGATCAGTCGGTCGTTCTTGAGAATGTTCTGGTCGGCAGGAATTGTCACCTGGCCGATTCCGCTGATTTCCTCTGCATCGCGCATAGCGTTGAGAATATCAGTTATCAAATTGCTAAATACCGTAATCTGAGCTACGGACAAGCGTCCAGTTGAAGGATCAACCTTTATAGGAGAGTTCACATAAGGCAGGAGAGCCGTGCGAACAGACCTACGAGATTTGTTGATTACGCGGTTCCTGGAGATTGTGCGATAGTCGCCATCGGAGCATGTCTGGTCGCCAGTGAAGTACACGTGGCCCTCAAGACCTGCATAGCGGCAAAGGAACACATAGCCCAGGTCATCAAGATGATCAATCTGAACTTGAGTCAGCGAGTCGTAACGAGTCGGATTTGTCAGAGCGTGACTAACGACAGTTGCGTTACCGAAACCAAGCTCGATGTCAGTAAAGTAATCTGCCAGGTCATGCTGCTGTACCCAACCGATGCTCTCTGCAACATTAGAAGCTGCGAGACATCCCAGCGCGATACCAATGTTACCTACTGGAGTACAAGAATCCAGAGAGGTCTGCATAGCAGCAATCTCATCATTGGAATCCTGGCCCAGAAGAACACTGACATAACGAGCTTTAGAGATACAAGTAGGAATCTTGCTCCATACAACAGACGTTACAGAGGAATTGGATGTCAAAACCTTTGCCGTGTTAGCATTCAGCAAGATAACACAAGGAGCATTGTAATCGTTAGCGAGGCTTTCAGCAACAAGCTCCAGACTATCACGAAGCTGGATTGTGTACTGCTCAGCATTCTCACTGGCCAATTTCCACAGACTCTGCTCAGTCCATACACCGAACTGGTTGATGACACCGTGAGCGGCCTTCTGCATATCAATCAGAACATTCCAGTTGCTTGAGCAATTGGCGAATGCGATGAACAAACGACCCGAATTGCTGTTCTTCTGGAAGAACTGCTTGATGTGATAGTAAGGAATGCCATAGAGGAAGTCAGCACTTACTGTGTCACTTTCCACAGTAGTAGTCTCACCAGTGTACGGCATGATACCGAGTTCTTCCGCATCCTCAAGGCAATTCAGCTCAACAACGGTGTTCTGGAGCTTTGCAGCGAGGGTAGCACCAACGCCTACAGTCCAAAAGTTAGATTGGGCAGAAATATCAAATAGCAGACCGCACACCTTCTCAGTAAGGTTCACCCTTTCGGTTCCAATGTTACCATCGGTATCGGTCATAAATACACCACCTAATGCCATTGTTGTTAATTTTATAGATTATTGTTTGAAATATGGATTTCGATAAAGAATAGCAGTGCCTCTGTCAGAAGGTTTAGTGCCTTTCGTGAACACCTCGCCAGCTTTACCAATGTACAGCTCCCTATAGTTGGGGAATGCTTTCAACACTGATTTCACATGTTCTGGAATGTCCGATTCTGGCACTTGCACTGCTTCAACTTTTTTGTCCTTTTTAGCAGTCTGCTTTTTCTCTTTGGCAGCGGCAGGAGCTTCCTCTTCGTTAGTCGGCTCCTCAACTGTCTCAGTAGGCTGTTCCTGGGTTGCTTCCTGGGTTGCTTCCTGGGTTGCTTCCTGGGTTGCTTCCTGGGTT